TCCACGACATCAACGTGTGGCTACGCAAGAACAATGCCGGCAGCGCTGGTGACGTGCCTGATAGTGATAGCCGTTTCAGCATCATCTCAAGCCATGGCGGCATTGCTGGCAACGTGATCGGTACGGTCAATTACGTTCTGGGCTTGGCAGCAAACGACTATATCGAGCTGATGTGGATGACAAGCAACGTTGCTGCCTATATCCATGCTGAGGTTGCAGAAACCAGCCCGCCACATCCCGCAATCCCTGGCATTATCTGCACAGTGGTGCAAGTCGCCTCCGCCTAACGATGACCACCAAACGCGAACAGGTACTGACCGCGATCCGCACGGCGCTCACCGGCACCACGGGCGTGAGCACGCGGATCTACCGCAGCAGGGTGGAACCGCTGAGCCGCGGCGAAAGCCCGGCCATTGTGATCGAGCCCTTATCTGATACGGCGCAGCAAAACACCAGCCTTCCCACGCTGGATTGGAGCCTGACTGTACGGATTGCGGTGATCGTGCGCGGCACGGTGCCGGATCAGACTGCTGATCCGATCATCGAAAGCCTGCACTCCAAGATGATGGCCGATCTGACGCTGGGCGGTTATGCCATTGATGTGCAGCCGCAATCGGTGAGTTTCGACATGGTGGAAGCGGATCAGCCTGCTGGCGTGATTGGCTGCGAATATCTCGTGCGTTATCGCACTTCAGTTACGAATCTGACTACAAGCTGACCCGGCTACGATGGGATGAAAGATTCCATCCGGCCAAGCCATGCCGCTGCTTTCCCGCCGCCAGCTGCTGCTGGCCGAAATCGAAACTACCTACGGCGTTGACCCTACGCCAACTGTTGGCGCCAACGCAATTCTGGTGCGCAATATCGAGGTAACACCGCTTGAGGCTGAGACCGTTAGCCGTGAGCTGATCCGGCCTTACCTCGGCCAATCTGAGCAGCTGCTGGCGCAGACCCGCGTGCTGGTCAACTTTGAGGTAGAGCTGGCAGGTTCTGGTACAGCTGGCACTGCACCTGCCTATGGCCCGCTGCTGAAAGCGTGCTCTTTCACAGAGACCCTATCGGCCAGCACGAGCGTTACCTACACGCCCAACAGCAACGCGGCGCCCGGCTCGGTCACTATCTATTTCAACAACGACGGCGTGCTGCACAAGGCAACCGGCTGCCGCGGCACCTTCTCGCTGAACTGCACCGTGGGTGAGATCCCTACGATTGCGTTTGAGTTCACCGGCATCTATAACGCGCCGACCGCATCGGCCATCAGCGCCCCCACCTACGCCAATCAGGCTGATCCGGTGGTATTTAAGCAGGGCAACACCACTGGCTTCGAGGTGTTCAGCTATGCCGGCTGCCTGCAGAGCTTCACGATGGAACTAGCCAATGAGCTGGTGTATCGCGAGCTGGTCGGCTGCACCAAAGAGGTGATCATCACCAACCGCGCCCCTGCTGGTGAAGTGATGATCGAGGCCGTATCGGTCAGCGCTCACAACTTCTTCAACGATGCCACGGGCAACAGCACTGGCAACCTGACCTTCCAGCATGGTCAGACCGCTGGCAACATCGTCACATTTACCGCTGATCAGATCGATCTGGGCAACCCGTCCTACAGCGATGAGGATGGGATCCAGATGCTGACCCTGCCATACATTGCCACCCCGACCGATTCGGGCAATGATGAGATGGAGATTGTGTTTACCTGATTCGCGTGGCTTTTGTCCTCAAGCAGTCGGACTCCTACACCTGGCCGGTGAGCATTAAGCTCCCGGCCAATGGTGGCAAGCGGGAGCGGCAGACCTTTGATGCTGAGTTCAAGCGGCTGCCCCAGAGCCGCATCAATGAAATCCAGCGCGAAGTGCAGCTTCGGGTAAACGCTGCTGAACGCGGCGAGGATACCGGCGAGGGCATCAGCGATCAGAGCATCGCAGACGAGATCCTCATGGGATGGGATGGCATCATCGATGGCGATGGTGAGCCCGTGCCATTCAGCAATGCAGTGAAGGCGCAGTTGTTGGATGTGCCCATGATGGCCGGCGCATTGGTTGCCGCCTACTTCGAGTCGCTGGTGGAGCAGAAGCGAAAAAACTAATAGGGGCCGCTGAGCACTGGCTTGGTGGGATGGAGATCGATGAGACCGCAAAGGATGCGGCCATCTTCGGGATCGAGCCACCACCAAGCAAAGCGGCCGTCAATTATGAGGTGGAGCCTGATGCATGGGCTGCAGTGCGTGTGTTCCTCAAGGTGCAGACGCAATGGCGTACCGATTCAGGTACGTTGATCGGTCTGGACTACAGCGCCGTGCGCTGGGTGTTTGATCTACTGCAGATCGCCGATCCGGCTGAGGTGCTCAGTGACCTACAGATCATTGAGGCTACAGTGGTGGGAGCGATTAACAAGCGCAAGGGCTGAGCATGGCGCTGGACATGACAACAGCCCTGACGATCAGGGCAAAGGTTGACGGTCTGGCACAGATCGAGAATCTGGATCGTGCGCTTGGCAAAACCAATAAGGAAGCGGCAGGACTATCCGGTACATTTGGCCGGCTGAAAGGTGCTACTGCTGGCATCGGCGGTGCGCTTGGTGCGTTGGTGCCAGCTGCTGGTATCGCCGGCCTGACGGCAATGGGCAAGCGTGCCATTGATGCAGCCGATAACCTCAACGATCTCAGTCAGCGCACAGGCGTTGCGGTGCCGATCCTGAGCAAGTTTGGCGCTGCAGCAGAGGATTCAGGCAGCAGCATCGATGAAGTCGCCAAGGCGATGGGGCGGCTATCGAAGGGGATTGTTGACCCCGCATCCAAAACCAATGAAGCCCTGAAGGCGATTGGCATCAGCTCAACGGATGCCCAGGGCAAGATTCGCGGCGTCGATGCGATCATGCTGGACCTGGCGGATAAGTTCGCCAAGATGCCAGACGGTGCGCAGAAGACTGCGCTAGCGATGGAGCTATTCGGCAAGTCGGGTATGAACCTGATCCCGATGCTGAATGGTGGCCGGGATGCTCTCAGCCAATACTCAGCGACCATCGATACCGAGATGGCGCAGGCTGCGGATAAGTTCAACGATGCGTTGAATGGCATCGCGCGATCTATTGCCGGGCCATTCAATGAAGCGGTCACGGCATTGCTGCCCTATCTGACGCAGGTGGCGCAGGCCATCGCCGGCTGGGCGCAATGGTTCTCTGGTTTACCGCAACCGGTGCAAAACCTTGTTGCTGGTATCGGCGCTCTGACAGCTGTCTTGGTTGTATTTGGCCCGGCCTTGGCGTCCATCGTCACAATCTTTACCGCGCTTGGCCCGCTGCTCACCGGCATCGGTGCCGCATTGGTTGGCATTCCGGCTTTGATCGCGGGATGGGCGGGCGCCATTGGCCCGCTAGTGGCTGGCCTTGGCACGTTGGGCCAGATCCTGATCGGTGTATTCAGCGGCCCAGTGGGCTGGGTTGCGCTTGCTGTTGCTGCTGGCGTGGCGATCTACGCCTTCCGCGATCAGATCGGCCAAGCATTTCAGGCGATTGGCGCCGTGCTGCAGCAGGCTGCGCAGGGCTTCAAGACGGTGTTTATCGATCCGGTCGTTGCCGGCTTCCAGGCTGTCGTGCAGTTCGTAAATGTAAACTTTGTGCAGCCGATCAGCGAGGCGATCAACGGGTTGGTTCAGGGCATTGCCAACACCTTTAAGACCGTCACCGATGCGATCACAGCGCCATTCAAAGCCGCGTTTGAATCAGTGCGCGGCATTGTGAATCAGATCCTGAATGGCATCGGCACCGCTATCGGCAGCGTGGTCAACGCAATCAATGGCGTGATCCGTGGCGCTAACTCTGCATTGGCCCGTCTGCGACTGCCACAGATCCCGCAACTGCCAATGCCTTCAATCCCACGCTTCGCTGAGGGTGGCGTGGTCAGCGGCCCTACCCTGGCCATGGTTGGCGAAGGTGGCGAGCCTGAGTACATCGTGCCCCAGTCCAAGGCTGGTGCATTTGCCGCCAACTGGATGGCCGGTGTGCGTGGCCCGGCTGCTATTCCGCGGTTTGCCGAGGGCGGCATGGTGGTGCCTGGTGGCGCCAGCGTCAGCATTCAGACTGGCCCGGTCACTCAGATGGATGGCACGAACTTTGTCACCACCGAAGATCTCAGCGCAGCCGTGCAAGCTGGCGTCAATCAAACGCTGAGCCTGCTTGCAGGTGATAGCAGTGTGCGGCGCTCACTGGGACTGGCGTGATGGCTGCTCAATATGACTTGCTCTGTTTCTTGGAATATTACGCAGACCGCAACAGCGTTTACAGCGGCAGCAAGCGCACGCCGACACGTCGCTGGCAGAACTTCTACCAAGTGCCGCAGGACATGTCGCTGATCGATAGCGATGTGCAGGGTGATTTCTTCTACATTCCATTCACCGCATCAGGTTTTGCTCTGCGTGCAGCCAATAGCATTGGCGATCTATCGATTGAGATCGCAGCCACTGGCGACGTGATTGACCTCACCGATACTGCCATCGGCACCAATCGGCTGGTGATCGCATCTCTCTACCTGCAGGATGCAGGCATGGATGCAGTTGATCCTGGTAGCGCCCAGCTGATCAGCCGTTACATTGGCGGCATTGATGGCGCTCAGGTAGATGATGATTCCGTCTCGTGGACGGTCAGCCCCATGATCGACAAGACAAAGCCACAAGTGCCGACGCGCAAGGTGGCATCTGATCTGATTGGGAGGTTTACGGGACGATGAGCAGGATCATTGCAGCAGTGAAACTCAAGGTGCAATGCGCTGACGGTTGCACGCATGAAGGCGTCACCTTGGCAGTTGAGGATAATCGCCGCATCTATCTACATGCCGATGGCAATGAGATTGATGGCGTGGAGTGCATTGAGAAATGCGTGGCAGTGCTGCCCCCTATGGCATTGGCTGCAGTATTGAGCCAATGCAAGGAGTGTGAACAATGAGCAGGCTTTCACCGGCAAACAAATGGCTTGATCGCCTCACCGATAAAAAGCGCATCAGGCGGCGGCTGAAACGTGCCAAAGGTGTGGTCAATACAACTCAAGACACATGCGGATTCCCTGCACCAAAGGCTGCGCCCAATCAATCCAGCACAAATAAGGATCGCTCGCCTGGTAACCGGAAGACGCCCGCGGCTGATCTTGGTGCAGAGCAAAGGATCGCAGTCGCCGGCGAGACTGTACCCATCTTGTTCGGCAAGCGCGTCAGCAATAGC